AGGTTCTGTCCCATGGCGTCATTGAAGCAACGCGATCTTAGAGCAACGGTAGGTGGTGCTTTAAAGTACTACGTACCTAGTCCTACGACGACGTTGCGGACATGCCTCATGGGGCAAAGGGACAGTTGTCAGAGTGAATATGGTTGAGAGAGCAGGCTAACGCCTTATCAATCTACCATATCACTACCAACTATCCCTTGCTGAACGGACAACTAGTTAGCTCCGGGGTCCTCCAACGAGAATTTGTTGGATTTCCTGTAGGAAATAACTCAGTTGGTCCGACAGACCCACGCACCGTTTTTGGTACGCCTTCAGTGGCGCAACTAAACAATGATGCGTGGGAGATTCTCGCTAAGACGAATCCGTCACGTCCACATGTGAACGTGCCGGCCGCCTTGGGAGAACTCGGAGACCTGCCGAAGCTAGTCAAAGGTTGGGGCGACGGCCTACTGGCCGCAGCCGCCAAGGGAAATCTCTCTTGGCGGTGGTGCGTCAAACCGATGATCAGCGACGTCCGTAAGCTTGCTAACTTCGTCAAAACGGCAAATGACCGTTTAGCGCAGCTACGCAGGCTGAGGGATGGCAAGAAGATTAGGAAACGGTGCAACCTAAGTGCGAACACAGTAGCCAGTGGTCCTACTCGGAGTTTAATCCACTCTGAGGGTGCCGCTGTCTATGCCTTTGCGCGCAGTGTGTCGGAGTTCCAGAAATGGGGCTCCGCTGAATGGAAACTTCTTCCAGACAGTGTACTTCCAGAACTCTCTGATGCTGACCTAACAAGGTTCAACAAAAGAGTAGCACTCGGAATTACAACGCACGGTGCACTTGAAGCAGCCTGGGAATTAACACCCTGGAGCTGGTTCATAGACTGGTTTTCGAATGTCGGCGATATGCTTGCCGCGACGAACAACACAGTGGGCTGCACTTGGGACAGGATCTGTGTCATGCGTACGTCTTACTCTAAGACTACGTATGATCTGGATCCAGTTGGAACTGCATCTTGGGTCACCTTTGATGGGTGGTACAATTTGCATTTTCAACGCAAGGAGAGGTGGCCAACCTATCCTATTGTCCCGTTTCCCCTACCTACACTTCCCGTCTTTGACGGCGGGAAGTTGTCGATACTCCTGTCCTTAGCTGCCCTCCGGCGCTGAGCCGGGGGTGTACAGTAAGGATTGGAGGTAACTCCCATGTTAGGTAACACGTTCGTTCTGCCTCAGGCTGGTGGTGACATCACCCTGAATCTGATCAACCAGGACGGGTACTCTTCGGAATACCTGTTCAAAGACAGCACTGGTCAATACCGCGTTCGGATCCGACACACTCGTGTCGGCCCGACCACGGCAAGACCCGCGACGTACGATCGCCACAACCTCGAGGTTGTGCAAACGATCTTCGCCGCAGGTGCTGTCCCCGAGTATGAACGTAAGTTCTACTTTGTCATTGAGCACTTGCCCAGTGACACCAGCGTGGCGTTGCACGATGCAGTGGCTGATAAAATCATCCTCTCATCGAACGCTTTGCTGACGGGACTCTTTGGTTGGAATGCCTAGTGCGCCTTTGGGGTTCCGGTGAGACCGGTTCACCCCCAGCTCGTTGCTGGGTCCCAATTGCGTAACGGCTTCTAACTTGGTTGCAGAACGTGGCACTCTAACAGCATGGGACATCTTGCCGGAGTTAATCCAGCTATGTCTAAATGCCATGTTAGGGAGCTGAGCAACGTGTACAAAGCGCTCTTCCAAGACGCTTTGGCCACGTTCCCGACGCTCGGGGCGGAGTTTGAGAAAGATCTCACCCGTCTCGAAAGTCTCGTGGAGCGAAGAGGTATACGAGTTTATCTCGTCGACCTCCCAGCTGTTTGCAAGCACCTCGATAGGTGTCTTGCAGGCGGCCATTACAATCGATCAGGTTTACCGGCCACAAGCCGGTTTTCTGGTCGGGTAGTGATTCCGAAGTTTCTTCGGGGACTCTACCTAATGGTTTTTCACGAGACTGGATCTCTGAGGGAGGATTGCAGTACGGAAGCCATCTTCTTTCTCCGGCAGATTCTGTCGGTAGGAAAGAAGACTGTTTTCCCCTGCAGTGACCGCGCAGTCGAGGACGAAGTCCTTGAATTCGTGGCCACCGACAGCCAGCTACCAGAACCTGAACAGTTCTGGGAGGCTTCGTCTCCCTCCGACCTCAATGCAGAAGTGCCTTACCAAGGTTTTGGTAACTCACAACTGTTAAGAGATCGGATTGACACGTACGACCCGCTAACGCGGGCCGAGCTGTCGATCTTCCTGGCTAACCTCGACATTGTGTCGGGGATAGTCACCACCACCCTAGGGCCTTATCAGCCCGCAGATTGGAG